TGTATTTTATATCCAAGTTCTGTTGCAAGATGTAATAAATTTTGATCTCTAAATCCTAAAGCATGTTGAAATACAATATCGCATCTATCATTAGATGTAGGTGTACCATCTATAGGACCATAGTAATGGCTCTTTGTATCTTTGTTCCAGCCTATGTGTTTTATACCTAATTTAATTGTAGCATCACACTCTTTTACAAAATCTTTTTCTACACAACCTAAATTCCACATTTCATTTTGTACAATATTTGTAAGCGATCCAGTGCTTCCTTCACCTGCACCTATGATTCCAATCTTTGAACTTTCAATTACTGTTACTGTATGCTCTGGTCGTATGCGAGATATCATTAATGCGGCCAACCATCCAGCTGTACCACCTCCAACAATAACTATTTTCATCTACCACTCCCTAAATTATCAATGTATACCTTGTGATCAACACATCTGTCTTTACGTCTTTGTTCCTCTGCATAAAAATCAAGCAATTTATTTTCTGCAATTTCAGTTACAAAACTTGTTTTATCTGGATTAAATTCAAATTCTAATTGTGCCATCCATGCAAACCAACTACTCGGGTGAAAGATAGTGTTGCTGTTTTGAGTTTGTATTGCAACATGTTTTCTAAATCCGTGATCCTTCATTACGTCTTCCATCCATAATTGGTAGGCACTTGGCTTGTGATTTTGTTTTACATGATCCCAAAATTTACTGGTTAATTCTGTTTTACTGTAATGCATATTAACAAAATCAATTGCGTTTTCATAGTAACAACCTAGTTTTATGTTATAGTAATTTCTATCATTGTCATCACTATATCCTATACGCAGTCTTTCTTCTAAATGTCTAATGCCCTTTATCATACAACTTAGGCCAGTTGATTCTAAGGGTTCAATAAAACCTCCGCTTAATCCTATTGAAACAACATTACCTTCCCAAAAGTTTTTACTATAAAAAGGTGTCCAATCAATAATACGTGTATCTTCTTTTTTAATTCTTCCTTGCCAATAGTCAACAAAATAATCCTGTGCCTGTTCTGGATCTGTAATATCTCTTTTGAAAACTAAACCTGATCCTATGCGATCTTGTGTTGGAATCTTCCATAACCATCCATGATCAACAGCATCACAAATCACATAAGGAACAAATTCACTGTCATCTTTGTAGTCTACTCTACCAGCAACCGCTGTATCACAAAACAGTCTGTCAGATAAATCAACACGCTTTTGTTTCTTCAATAAACTTTTAAATCCTGTGCAATCAATAAAAAGGTCAGCATGTATTTCATTACCGTCCTTTAATAAAAGAGATTGTACTTCTTGGTTTTCTTTTCTTACTTCTACAACATCTTGTTTGATTATTTCAATGTGTGGAGTTATACGGCTTTGTATGTATTGCACCAATGCTCCACAATCCAAATGGTAAGCATAACTGCTCATGTCATTAGGATCAATTTTGTTATGCCTTACTGCACTGTCGTACATCATAATGGCATAATCTTTGTAGTCATAGTTTGTGTTAGCACACCAATAATCCCATACATCAGCATCATGTTGTATGTCATGGTAGTTTATAAAGAAAGGATGCCATACTTCATGTCCTTTACGTAACCAATTTGGAAAAAGTATGCCTGCTTTAACAGTTGCTCTACAGGCTGGTATCCAATCTTCTCTGTTGAATCCTGCATCTGTCATGAACAGATCAAAATCTAAAATGGTAGCTTCACCTACTCCTACTGGATCACCGTGTGTCTTGTCAACCATGGTAATATGATGTTTAGGCAACTTGTTTTTTAGATATGCGGCCGTCATCCAACCAGCACTACCTCCACCTACTATTACTATTTTCATACTAAATTATCTCTATCATGTCTTGCCATAAACTTTTCATACCATGTAACACCGAGGTTGGTGGTTTCAATTGCATCACTGTGTGGCATACTTATTATGTTTCGTATATGTTCGTCCTTGTCAAAGCCCTGTTGTAAGGCTTCTAGTTCCAACTTTGGTATCCGATTTAAATCAGAATGTGTTGGATATCCCATTTGTATCAACCACAGTTGCCAATTAGGTGGATGAAACAATGTCAGTGAATGCACTCTGCTGTAGAAACTTCTGTCTGGATCCTTTAACCAACGTTCGTAGTATAGGTGCTTTTTAGATTTGACATGTGTGTCCTTTACCCAACGCCAAAAAGGTGTATCCCACTCTGTATCAGCATAGTGGCTGTTAATGAAATCCACAGCATCGTCGTACCAATCCATCATGTAATTGTTGTAAACCTTAATTCTTTTTTCGTCATACCATTGTTGTGGGATAAGATTTGCTAGATGTTTTACGCCTTCGGTCATGCTGGCCAGCCCGGTACTCTCTAATGGTTCAATGAATCCGCCACTTAGGCCAATTGAAACAACATTTTTCTCCCAAAAATTCTTGCTGTAGTATGGATGCCAATCAATTACCTTCATGTCTTCTGGTTTTATTCTGCCATTCCAATGTTCACTAAAGTATTGTTTTGCTGTGTCTACATCTGTGATATCTCTGTTGAATACCATACCACTGCCTATGCGGGACTGTGTAGGAATCTTCCATATCCATCCGTGATCCACAGCAGGACAATTTACATATGGCACACGTTCCTTTTCTACATCTTCATAAGGTACATGTCCTGCCACAGCAGTATTTGTAAACAGTCGTCCTTCTCCAAGCAGTTCAACCCTGTCTTGTTGTTTTAATATAGAAGCAAATCCTGTGCAATCAATGAAAAAGTCACCTTTGTGTTTTTGCCCATTTGCCAACTCAAGTTCTGTTATGTATCCTTCATTGTCCTTTACAACTTTTACTACTTCACTTTTAATGATTGTTATGTCATTTTGACACAGCTCTTGTAAACGTTTTACCATTTTTCCACAGTCTATGTGATAAGCTAGAGTAGTGTATGCATGATGTATATCAATCTTGTTGTTCATATTGGTTGTATAACTAGGTATTGCTTGTTCTTGGAATGTACCACGCTTACCAAGGTCACACCATACATCATAATGTGTAATGGACATATCAATGTATGACCTGTTTAGATAAAAAGGATGCCATACTGTGTTTCCAGGCTTTCTCCAACCAGGAAAGTTTATGCCAGACTTGTATGTTGCATCTATTTCCTTGAACCAATCCGTTGTAGATAATCCACACTCACGCATGAAACTAGGAAACGTCAACACAGTTGCTTCACCTACACCTATGGGTGTGCCTACTTCCTTGTCAATCACTGTAAGGGGAACGTCCCACATGTTATTTCTTATGTAAGCCGCGGCAAGCCAGGCCGCTGAACCTCCACCTACTATTGTAATTGATGTGATATCCTTCATCTATTTCTCCAACAGTGTGATTAAATCAAATACTGTTTTTAGTTTAGTTTGATTAGTTTTATTTTGTAAAGTATTTCTTAATCCCATGTGTAATGGTTTAGGCCATTTGCCAAAACTCACCCATGCAAAGCCGTCATGTTCTTCATTTAGCTGTGGTATAAATTCATCTTTGATAACACAAAGATATGTGTGAAACTGAAACTTTGCGTCTGTGCTTACAAATGTTTCTAACGGAATTGTCTTTACTATTTCAGGAGTCTTTCCAATTTCTTCTGTAATTTCACGTTGTAATGCAGGCCAAGGCGATTCGTTTTTTCCATTAGTACCGCCTACTAATCCCCAAACATTCTTCTGTTTACTTTGTGTCCTGTGCAGTAATAAAAATCTCTTGCTACTAAGAGAATAGAAGAGAGCACCACTACATACTATTTCTTCACTCATGTAAATAATTATCTTAAAGTGTTAGAGCCCAAGTACCCTTTTGATATTCGCCTTCCCAGGATAATATCCATTCTGTACCTGTCCATCTATATTGCACACCAGTGTTTAAATTGGTGATATACTTGGTAGTTGTTCCATCATCTGTACTAGCATCAAAAACTATATGCCATTTTGTGCCATCCCATTCTACAATGTCATTTTCACCTGCAACAAATTCGGTATTATCTGCGTTTTTCCATGCATCTGGTCCGTCATAACTAGCACTACTTACATTAGAACTAGTGTTAATTGGACCTAATAACAACAATCTTAAACCTGCTGTTTTGCTTGTTGAAGGGTTAAACTTTAAAGGATCAACGATGAAATCTACTGAGCCTTGATTATTTCTTCCACTTGGTGTTGTAAGATTTGTGTTTGTAGGTATAGTATCATCGTCCCAGTTGATTGTAAGTTTTGTTCTATCTAATTCATTTATAGTAATAAAACCATTCACACTAATACTTGCACTTTCTCCTGAAAGTAATTTACGTTTTAACTGTAACTGTGAAAGTCCTGCTCTGTATGTGCCAGGTAATGCTTCTACAACTTGATCCCATTGTACCTTACCAACTACTCCCCTATCAATTAGTTGAGCTTCTGTTCCCATAACCAGTAGATCATAATCTTTATATGTAGTGACACCGATGTTTATACCTGATCTTTCAGTTCGATCCAATTGCTTATCCATCTTAGGTTGGTTTGGTTCACTATCGCTGTAGGCAGAAAGCTCAGGCATTGTGTTACCTAATTCTATAGTGCCTTTACTTTCATCAAAAATACTCATTACAACGCTTGTAATTACTCCTAGCTTTTTTACTTTTGCTGGCAAGTTTAAATAGATAGGCGTTGTAAATCCTAATGTTCCAACATCTATTTCTGATTCTGTACCAATTGGTATAGATCTATTTGTAAAATTAATTGTAGTAAGTTCAACAGCAGACAAACTACTCCAATCTACATAGTTGTCTGTTGTCTGTATTTCTAAACTTGGGTTGAACAGCATAAGTATCTGTTCCATAATTTGTAATTTCTGTTCTGTATTTGTACTCCAAATATCTAAGTTTACATTTAGTGTATAAGGAGTTGGCATTATTCTTTCAACAGTATAATTCTTTCCTTGTGTGTTCAAATATTCTTTTGCAGTATTGTCATAAGCTCTTTCTCTTACGTGTACTTTGTGTATAAAAGAAGAATCTGCGGTTCTTGTTCTGTCCTGTTCTAAGCCAGTAACATATACAGCCATTCTTGGAGCAGATGGAATCTTGTTTTCTGAATTGTCACGTAGTATGTGTCCAACTTGTCTTGTAATATCTCCGTACATCACAGGTATTTGCACTAATTTTCCGTCTCCATCTTTGTAAGAAAAGTTACTAAACAATCTAATGAGCTGTGTAATGTATCTACGTATTTGTCCGTCGTAAAAATGTTGCATTAATTATCTGCCTTAGGTTTGAGTGCTTGGGATAAACTTTGTCTTTCAGTAACATTTTCACCAGCAATTTTACTTGTATTTGTGTTATTTACAAACCCAGTTTTATGAGTATTTCTTGTATCTGTATTTGTTAGTGTCATACGTACATTATCTTCCATTTTTACCCATCGTTGTCCATCATATCTAAATAATCTATTAGGTAATAAATCTGTTCTCAAGAAATAATCTCCTTTGGCACTAGATGTTGGAAAACTTATTCCACTGCCAAATGCTTCTCCGTTAGGTGGTATACCATCACCAAGCAAGTAACCATCATATCCTGTTCTTTCTGGTGTTTGGTTTATTCTATCTGCTAGTTCGTTTTGTGTACTTGCATCTAAGTCCGTTATATCTGTTGTGACAAGTTCAGTTACCCCTCTGTCATCAACTTGCAATGTGTATAAATTGGTAGTATCATATCCAGATGATTTAGAATCTGCCTCGGCTTGTTGCAATACAGCATTGTTTACCTGCATTTCTTTTTCATATGTTGACAACACATCTCGTAGTGTTTGTGAAGATCCTTCTTCTGAAGGTAAATCTAATATATCTTTAAATTCTTGTGAGTCGTAAATTTGTTTCATTTTGACTCTGTACAAATGTGGATACCAACTTTGTGAAAATCCTTCTGACGCACGATTGACATCTTCTACAACAAAATATCTTTTTAATGCTACACTAAAATCATTTAGAGCATGATCGTCTTTTAAGTGTGGTAATTCTATTACATCACCTGACATAATTTTTCTACCCAAAGTTTTTACACTGTAATTTATAGGTAATGTCATAAAAACAATATCATTTTGTAAGAATAAACCAAATTGACTCATGTTGAAATCAACATCTGCAACATTGTAAATGCCACGTAATGTATAGATATCAGGATCGTATTTTCTATCCCTATTTTCTAAAAATAGCATGTCCTGTATATTGGTTTCTTTTACAGCATCATAACGAGGTTGTGTTGCTGTAGCATCTGCTTCTTCTGGATTTTTAGGTCCTAGGTATTTGTGGACAAATACATCTGTACCACCCACAGTAAACATCTCTGTAATGGTTTTATCTAAAAAAGCGTAATCTTTACCCTTTTCAGGTTTATATAAACTCAGTCTTGGCATAACGTAAGTATTTATCCGAGCATAAATACTGTAGCGGAGAACGTGTATGGCAAATAATCTAAAGACAAAAAAACAAGAAGTTTTCAAGTATGTAGAGCTTAATCTAGGTGGAGGAATGATAGATGTGGAGCTTGATCCTGATCATTATGAAACTGCACTGGAGGCCGCACTAGCAAAATTCAGACAAAGATCTGATAATTCGGTAGAAGAGTCATATATTTTCTTACCTACAGTAATTGATCAAAATGAATACACTTTACCCAACGAAATTGTAGAAGTAAGAAAACTGTTTAGAAGAAGTATTGGTTCAAGAACAGGTGGCGGAGATGGTGGCACCTTATTTGAACCTTTTAATTTAGCTTACACAAATACATATCTACTAGCAAGTTCTAACATGGGTGGTTTAGCAACTTACAATGCTTTTGCAGGATACCAAGAATTAGTTGGTAGAATGTTTGGTTCATTCATAGAATTCAAATGGAACACTGTAAATAAAAAATTAACACTTTTACAAAGACCAAGAGCAGAAGAAGACATACTTTTATATTGCTATAACTACAGGCCGGATTTTGAATTGCTTGATGATTACTTGGCAAAACAATGGTTAAAAGATTATACACTCGCAAAGTGTAAGTACATGCTTGGCGAAGCTAGAAGTAAGTTTGCTACTATTGCCGGGCCGCAGGGTGGTTCTGCCTTAAACGGTGATGCATTAAAATCAGAAGCACAAGCTGAAATGGAAAAACTTGAAACAGATGTTTCCACACAAGTTGGTGGAGGCGTAGGTTATGGTTTCACAATTGGCTAAAAATCACTTGACAACCTCAAAATAATCTAGTATACTAATTAGTATTACATAAGGACTCGCTATGATAATTGGTTTATGTGGACTAATAGGATCTGGTAAAGGTACTGTTGCAGATATCCTAGTAGATGAACATAATTTTGAAAAAATAAGTTTTGCTGATAAGCTAAAAGATGCTGTATCTGTTTTATTTGATTGGGACAGAGCTATGCTAGAAGGGGAAACTTCTGAAAGCAGGGTATGGCGTGAGCAAGAAGATAGTTTTTGGACAAAAGAAACAGGAAGAAAGATAACACCAAGATTAGTATTGCAAGAGTTTGGAACAGATTGTATGCGAAATGGTTTTTTCGACGGTGTGTGGGTAAGTTTTGTTAGGAAAAAGATAATTGAAAATCCGGAACAAAATTTTTGTATTCCTGATGTTAGATTTACAAACGAAGCAGAAATAATAAAAGGTATGGGCGGAAAAATATGGTGCGTAAAACGTGGTCCAGACCCTTTATGGTTTCGTCAATATGTAGATCTAGACATAGAACCAACAGATGTACATCCAAGTGAATGGCGTTGGGCTAAAGTTTCATTTGATCATAACATATATAACGAAGGAACTATTGACGATCTTAAAAGTCAGGTACAAGGTCGCCTTGCTTCCACTTTACGCCTTGCTTCTG